TTTCCGCCCACATCTTCCCCGGTTAGAACGGGGCGCTCTGTATGTTGAGCTACGGGAGAATTGTAAACTCGATAGTTCGCCAGCACTTTGCGCTGCTCACCGCTGATGGGAGCCGTCGCAATCGCTGTGAATCCAAAATTAAAGTCTGGTTCGGTCCAACTGTAATGGGGAATCTGATTGCTCCGTAGCTTGAGTTCTGCCCGGCGCAGGGCAGCAACATTCGGCAATCCAATAAGGATGACATTGGGAATTCCATCAGGCCGGACGAGTGAAGCCATGTGAAAAACGGCGTGACTGGATTGAACGAGTTGATGCTGGATGGGAAGGTCGGTGCGGATAAAAACGTATACGTAGGATTCAGTAATCTATGACATGACGCACACTCTAGAACTATGACGGAAGGTTGTCAAGTTATTTGTCGGGGAATACTTTGTGCTGTTCGCGGAAGGTAATCGAGCCCACGCCACCTTGCGTCATGTTCACGATGATCTGTCCGGTGGCGCGCTCGGAGTGCAGCAGGGTAATGAGATTACCGAGATCGTAGGCTCCGGTGAAAGTGCGTTCGCGCACGAGCTGGTGGGATTCAAGCGGGGGGAGATGGAGAGTGTGCAGGCGCGTGGACATTATTTGGATGACGTAATTGTGCTGCGCGTGTTTCCATCCTTAGACTTCAGAGCAAACGGAGCAGCGTTCGTTGCTGGACGTCCTTCAGGATTCGGCTTTCCCGGACCCACTGCGCCGGGAGGTTGACCCGGAGCGCCACCACCTCCACCAACATCCCCTGATAATGCCGCTTTCATCGCTTCCATGCGTGCCGCGAACTGGAGCATCTCTTCCTGTTCCGATGCGAATCGCTCGCGCACCGTGTTCCCCGGTATCGAGCCATAGTTCGGAATGTTCCACGCCTCCGCGATCGTCTGCGAGTCGATCTGCACGCCAGCCTTTTTAAGCTGGATGAGACCTAGCTTCATGGACATCTGCTGCATCTCGTGGAGGGAATTCGGCATGATGAAGAACCGGAGATTGTCTGCGAAGGTACGCGCGCGCTGAATGGTGCTGGCCTCGGAGGGGATGGATATCCGCTGCCCGCTGGAGTCCATTTTATCTATGGGCTCACCGGGCATGTGCGACGGAACGAGTGTTGCAGGATTATAGTCGAATACCTCCGGCGTGATGCCATCCGGCCCCACCCACTGCATGACGCGCGAGGTGGTGTAGTACTGCAGGATGAGATATTTGATCATGATCCCGAGGTCGCGCATCGGCGGTTCCATCGAGCGGGATTGATCTTCCACGATGGGACCGTTCGCTTCCATGATCTTTTCAAGATCGTCCATCGAGCCGACTGCGCGCATTTTCGTCAGAGTCTGGATGTCCGCGATACCTTGCTGGTGGTCTAGGACGTTCTCGAACTTCTCCCACAGGGCCATGGACTCAGGGGATATCTTCAGGATCTCGGGACTTATCGTTTCCTGGAATGGCTTGCCGTCGACCGCTGATCCGTCATAGCCGACGCGCGCACGGGGCTGCATCGGATCATAACGTTTGGCCTCGGAGGATGAGACCGCGTTCGTGTCGTATGCAAGGCCAGGATCAAGCTGCGCACGGGCCTTGTCCATGTTGCCGCGGGCCAGTTCGTTGATAGCGGACTGGAGTTCGTGTCCGTCGTGGGCCATCGAGAATCCCAGTGGCTCCCACGGCCATTCGTCCACGCCGAAGGAGATGCCGGGGAACATGCCGTGCCAGTCGAAACTAGGGCCGTCGTAGAGCTTGACCTTGTCGGTCGAGAGGATCAGGCGGCGGTACGGATAGAGGCGGGCGTCGTTCTCGTCGGCCACGCGGAAGAGTTTGGAGCCAGATTTGAGGTCGACGCCTGCGGGGATCTGCTGGCCCACGAATGGCACGGTGTAAGACCAGGATGATCCAGGCTCGCCCATCGGAATCGCGGCCTTGGTCGTGTTGATGGTGAGATCAATGACATAGGTCTTGCGCATCGGGACTAGCAGGTCGGACATCCCCGGTGAGGACGCACGAGGCTTGGCGTTGCCGAACATGCGCTGGAGGATATTGCCGCCGGATGCCGCGCGGACGTCGTCGTTCACGTACCAATAGCGGGATGAGGATGGACGGAGGCGGTGCTGGAACGCCGGGAACATTCCATGGGCCATCGCCACCGGCATTTCGTCGAGGATGGTGACCGCGTAGGCGGATTGATAGTCACCCGAGGATGGGAGCTGCACCGGGAGGACGCACGGGGCACCGTAGGTCAGGAGTGTTATTTCACCCTTGCCAGTGCCGAACATTGCGCGACGGTAGACAGGGTGGAGCCAGCCGCGACAGGTGACGGCTGCATATGCGAGAGCTTCCTTTACCTTACGGTCAGCGAAGGATTCGAGGTACCAGGCTTTAGTCACCTTGTTCATCATCTCGGCCTGGTCCTTGTAGGAGGTGTTGTCCGAGTGATATCCCCACATGGGACGCAGCTTCGCCAGCGCACCCACCGTTTCGCGGATGTTACGTTTGAGGCGATTGGTGGAAACGTGAGAACGATAGTCGGCGGTACGGTGCGTGGAGGTATCGCGGCCGGAGATGATGTCGAGGGCGCGCTTCATGTCGCCGTAGCCGCGCTGCGAACGGAGCCAAGATTGACCCTCGCCGGTCGCGTCGTCGCACCAGGAGATGATCTGGGATTCGGATGCAGCGGCAGGGGGACATTGCCAGCTGCGGTATTCGTCGCTTGCGCCGCCGAAGTAATCAGGCATCTAGACTACCCTTGAATATTTCTTCGCCCGCGCCGCGATCGCCGATGTCATTGTGCCGGGCCCACAGGAACATATCGCGCTGGAGTTTCAGGTTGCGGTATTTCTCGCGGGTGCGTTCTTCGCGGAGCTGCAGGTAGCCACGGATGAATTCCTTGTCGTATTCACTGGTAGAGTCGGAGATCATCTTGGCGTACAGGCGGTCGCGCACGGCCTGCTTGCGAGCCTCGAATCGTGCGGCGTCCATCTCCGCTTCCTGTTCGCAGGCGTCGCGTTCCTGTTGCTGCAGGCGGGCCTCTAACTTATCGACATCCTTGAGAGTGTCAGCGTATTCGCGGCGATAACCATCTGGCGTGGGGAAGTCTGAATAGGGTGCGAGGAGGACGTAGCCCGGTGGATGCGCGGGGTCCGCGCCGTTGACGTAGAAAATAACCGGCTCAATACATCCGGGCTTGCATGTCATGCGGCGAGAGTAACACGAATCAGCGGAAGCGGTCGAGACGATTGTCTTGATACACAAGGTCCAAGAGATCCACGCTGCGGCCCTCGGTCAGTTGCGACGCCGAGTAGATATGTGCCCCCGTGTTCGGCGTTAGGTCAATCGGCGGGAGCACAGTGCCGATATCAGGGCCGCGTTTCTGCGAACGCTCCGCCAAGACGTCCATGTCATGTGGGCAGAATATGGCCATGGCAGCCGCGAAGATGCGGTCGTCATGCGCTCCGTCTTCGTGCTCCATCTTTTCCTTGCCGGATGCGGTCAGGTGGACCTCGAACGATTTCATCTCCTCGATCAGCCAAGGGGAATTGATATCGGCCCAGTTATTCTGCGCGGAGTGTACGAAGTTTCCTGTGAGTAATGGCCGGGACCACGAGAAGGTATACCAGCCGATCTTGTGCGCTTTAGATTTCGAGATGCGCTTGCCGTCGTAGCGGGTCATGCGATGGAAGTTGGAATATCCCATTTTACGCATCTGGAGCTGGGCCGTGTCGCCGACAGCGGCCACCTGCTCGATGGACACGTAAGGTTCCTTCCAGCGCGTGACGCCGGTGGCCATGTGCTGGCCGTAGTACGCGGCGATCGCGAGGATGAACGAGAACGCTTCGACGTGATTTACATAGGGAGAGGCGAACTCGGCGCACTGGATGTCCGGGTCGCCACGCCTGCCGGATGCCCAGACGGAGATTACCGTCGAGTCTTGCCCTTTGCCTTCCGAGGTGTCGACGCCGATGGAATACGAGACGGCGGGACGCGGCGCGTGGAAGACGATGAGTTTACCAATTGCGTCATCTGGGTTAGCTGGGTCTAGCGGATACGCGGCGAGCGGATCTCCCTTGTAGCCGTCAAAGCGCAGAGGGATGAATTCCCAGCGGTACGTTTCACCTTTTTGGGAGACATATTTGACTGGTACTCGCGAGATACCGTAGTCAATGTCGGCAGGATCAGGTTCGTGAGCGTCTTCAATAGATTGTCCGCTGATTCCATAAGCAGTATAGGCCCTAGAGCGCCGAGTCTCAATTGCCGCAATTGTTTCATGACCGAACGCAGACTCCGTCGAGCGCTGTAGAGCTTCTTCATCATCACCCGCCAATTCCTGAAAATGACTGGATTCAGTTCCCTTCTGTTTCGCTTCGGCATGCGTGACCTCCCAGAACCACTGCTGCTCCCGTGGCATCGTCCAGCGTTCGCCGCGGATACCCGTGCGGCGCTCCTGCTCGGCGAGTAAATGCTTAGACAGTAATGGTGTTGAGGCCACATAGAGTTCCGCGCGCGCCACGTGGGCGGCGGTGTCGCGATCCGGCCGCCAGCGATCCGGGATAGGCCGTCCCAGCATCCACGTGGGCTTCGGGTACATGTCCACGCCCACGAACCACGGGAGGAACATCGGAAACATGCGCGACTGCGGCCAGTGGGATTTAGAGTAGTACCAGGTCTCTGCCCACCAGCCTTTGTTTGAGCGACCCGTTGACTCTAATATCCCGAACACACGCGGGGATGCGTGGACCGCTTTCCACAGGCCCTCGTCGATCAGCATAACGGCGGAGTCACCGTAGAGCGCGACTTCAGATAAGTGATACGAAATTGGTGTCGAGCCGGTTGCGATACCGAATTTCTGGCTGCCGTGCTGGAACGATACCGAGGACGAC